CTTTTAAAGTTTATATCTTCTATTTTTGTGTCAGCGGCGATTGCGCTTTTCAAAGCTCTTTCTTGCTTCGTGTTTATTTTTGCGGTGCTTCTTCGGGTTATTACATTGCCGGTTCTATAAAGGTAGTTCAAGAACCTTTCAGAGCGATCTGTGCCACCAACCTCTTGAAACCATTTTCTATAAAATTTTTCGATAGTCTTGTTGGGATGCACAAGAACAAGCCCCTGACTTGCAAAATCACTCATCAGATCAATAACATTTCTGATTATACCAACACGACTGTATGCCTGCATACATTGAGCAATAAGCCTTTTCTGTTTGGTGGCAACCGCCTCGCCGGGACGAAAGGCGTTGTAGTCACTTCTATTAAAGCTGGTTCTGACGGAGCGATTAGGCTCTATATCAATATAGCTGGTTCTTCTGCCGTATGAATGGGCAGAAGCCTTTTGTATACCCTCGTAGGCGTCGATGTTGTTAGCCGTAGACTTGTATGCTTCTTGCTTTTGAGACTCGTTATCCCATGTTAGATAAAGATCATCAGACATTTAATTTTCCCAATGGTATTGTTAATAGAAATGGTAATACTATTATTACACAATTTAATAGATATCTTGGATTTTATCTGAGAACCAAGCAGGCCCATTGTATAGTTTGCCAGAATTTCCAAATCTAGAAGAATTAGATTCAGCAAATCCGCCAACTTCTAATTCTGTTATTTTCTCAACGGTTGTAAAATGTCTAGCCGACATGTTAGCCATTATAAGAGAAGAGTACCTATCTTTTCTCAGTCTGGTCTTTTTACCAGCGCCAAGCTTTACTTCTGGCGTATCCCATCTTTCTCTGCCGCTTGATGTCTGAGTCATAACTATCATGGAAAGCTCATCTTTAAGCTCTTCTATCTCCATCACGCAATCCTCAAGCGTATCATACTGTCTACCAGAAACCTTATCTTGCTCAATAGATAGACCTATGCTAGCCGTATCGAAAAATGGAAGTAAAACACACTTATCCTCAAAGTCTTTTCTTAAACCATGATTAGCCTCTGCCAACCAATCAGCCTTAGCGAATTGACATAATTTAAGAATATGTAGACCAGAGTGATAGTCTGTATCTTTTTCTTTGTCCTCTATCGTGGGCCATATTTGAACTTCGCCCTCGCCAATCTTATCTCTGTCTTGCAGAGCTTCTACAACTGCTATACCGCCGCCTTGAGCGTCAATAGCGATCTCAACACAAGGAAAGGCTTTCATTAACTGTCTTATTTTTTTAGCGCAGTATGAATAGAAATCGTCTTCCGTTACTAATTTCGATTTCAACTTTTCCTTATGTTGCTTTCTAGTCGTCGTCCAACAATGGACTATTCTTCTATGATCGCTATTTAGCTCTAAAACCACTATACTAAAATTATCAACCTCGGAAGCAGGATCGACACCAAAAATATATTTTTTATTTGGATCGCCTTTTAGCATAGCTTCAAAACACACATCTCCAGAAGGCAGTGTTATTGGCTTCATCTGAGACGCTGTGCATGATTCTATTAAACTTCTCTTGAAAAACCCCTGACTGTCCGTAGTAAACACGGCGCCATATTCCATCTGATAAATACCTGAGTGAACAGTGGCCTTTGCTCTAGCTATTTGACCGCTATCCATAAATCCGTCTGGAAGCCTATCTACGGGCATCCTAATAACTGAATACTCTCTCCAGTCGAAGTCTGCCGGAACAGCGCCGCCAAAAACTTCTTGTAGCTTAAACTCTTCCCCTCCACTAGATACTATAGCATGATATCTCTTCCAATACTCAGCAAAATGATTAAAATCATAATATGCCGTTCCAGATAAAATAATTTGGTTCGATTTAGAAGCGCCCGTGTCTTTGTCTTCTGGAGCGCTAATCGGTATCCCAAGTTCTTTAGCCTTCTTTTCTCTAGCCTTTTGTTTAACCTTTTCTATTGGAGAAGCGGCAACAGCAGCAAAACCAGCAACAACGTTTTCAAAAATATCTCTAGGAATAGAGGCAAATTCATCAGCAATGATATCATTAGCACGCTGACCTCTGATCTTGCTACCGTCACCGAGCGGGAGACAAGTAATAGTACTTTGGCCGATGTGCATAACACACCTATCCACATCTCTTCTAGGTCCACTATTGCTTGAACACAAATCCCTCAATATGGGCGCGTTCTTCCAGATGGTGTCCATATATTCAAAAAGAACTTTAGACTGTCTAAATGCAGCACCAACAACAATGATTTTTCTTCTTGGCATAAATAGGGCGCGTAGTAATGGGTAAACAGAAAGGATAAAAGATTTACCCATACCACGACTGCCGATAAGCATTGGGAACTTCCTGTTCCACATTTCATAAAGTAGTAATGATTGGAAAGGAGATAGTTCAATATTTAATATATATTTACATGCAAATGAAAAATACTCTGGACGCATCATTAACCAAGCTATTCTTTCTAATAGTTTTTCGTTGTCAGAGTCCTGCATGACAAAATCCATAGGATTAAACAAGGTTGACTCATCTACGTCAATACCAAGCCAAGCGTCTTCTAGTTGTTTTGAATGATCTTTCATTTATATATTCCGTCCACAAAGCCATAGTATATAGCCTCTTCGCAGTCCATATACCAATCTCCGTTATGTAGTTTCCTTTTTATGTATGATTTTGTTTTTGATAACGAGTATTCTGAACTCTTAAAGAACTCGCCAGTAGAATGACATCTATCTGCATATATTGATAACATAGTTTCGCAGTTTCTTTTGTCTACCGCCGCATAGTTTTGTGAGCTTAAATAGTCACCAGACAAATCAGTGCTTCCAAAATGACACATAAATATAGAGTTTTCAGTCATCAGCCTTTTTGCTGCCGACTGTATAATCACAGTACCCATAGAGCACAACTGGCCATAACCAACAAAAACCGTTTTACACTTACAGCTCTTGATCGCGTCATATATACCCATCCCGGCATACCAGCAACCTCCAACCGTTTGCATGTGGATAGTAATTGGATCTTTGCTGATGTTTTTTAAAATGTTTATATTTTTTATAAAATTCTGCAACATACGATGATCCACGCCAGCAGATTCACCCGAATCATCGAACTCATTTATATATATTTCCCTATTTTTTACGTCTATCCCATATCCATGAATTTCGCCAACCATATCTCTATTGAGCGTCATTGTCTTTTCCATTAAAAAGTTCATTTAGTCTCTTGAAGATGCTGTTGCAAATTATAAAAGCATTATACTTATTATCGCAAAAAATAACATTTATATCTCGCCTTATAGATATTTCCATTAGAGACTTTATAAGGTATTTACCGCTAAGTTTTGTCTGGTCAACAATATCAAATCTCTTTCCTGTTGGTTTTTTAATCTGGCCGCTCTTGTAAAGTTCATATTTGCGCTTATCTTCTTCGTCAAGCAAACTCATTGGGTAGTTTATCACATCCGAAGCAGAAAACTCAAGCAGCAAGTAGCGAAAATGAAAATCTTTCATGCGCTCCATTTCATTAAAAAACGCCTCTTTTTTCCTTCCTAAATTCATGCCTATTTCGGAGACAGATGCTTTTCTCTCTATACAAACAACATCTTCATATCCCTTTAGAGTATAGTCTCCCGTGTGAAGCGTTCCAATTTCCATACCTTGACACCTATCATAAGAACTAAAGAACCAGCCATCCTGCTCCCTTGTGTCTTTTATAACGGTGTATTTCGGTATACTTTTAGCCATGTATATTCACCGCATTATTGGAATACGAAGCAGTGTACCCAAGAGAAATCAAGACCTCTCTGACTTGCGGCCAAATGGCTATGCGGCACTTGATACAAGACTCGGTTTTGGCTCTATCGCATATCTCTCTGATCTCTTGTTCCTGTGCTGCTAGAATTTCTTCTGGAGTAGGCCCTTCTTTAAGACTATTAGAAGTACCGCCCCAGAAGCTTTTAGGATTTTTAGTGTCCGCACGAAGATTTTCGTCGTTTTGTACTTCTCTTGTGGGGTCTTCTTGGGAATCCTCGGATACATTTTCAGATTTGATTTCTTCTTTCTTAATATCTTTTCTCGTGTACAAACTGCCACTCTTATAAGATCTGCTGGAATTATGAATATAATCACTCATTTTTATTTCTCCTGACTATCTCGTTAAAATATGAAACATAATGCGACTCTTTGCCGGTTACGGACTTATGACACCCCCTACAGAGGCTAATCCCGTTATCCGCATCGTGACGCAGAGAGCTAGCT